CCTGGTTCTTTCTGATCCTGCCCCTGTGGGCGGCGGCCCACGGCCACCGAAAGTTCATAGCCGCGTTCGCCGACGCCGGTACCCAGGCCGAGATGCATCTGCAGACCTTCAAGAACGAGCTTGAGAACAACTCGCTGCTGCAACGTGATTTCGCCGACCTGTGCGAACCTGCTACTCGCTATCGGGGCGCCACCCAGTCCGACACCAAGGGTCTGACCATCCGAAAGTCCGGATTTGTGTTCGGCGCTCGCGGAGCCGACTCCAAGACCCTGGGCATGAAGGTCGGCGAGCGCCGACCCGACATGCTGATCCTGGACGACATCGAGCCGGGTGAGGACCAGTACAGCGAGTACCAGGTCAAGGGACGTCTCACCACCATCACCGACGTCATCTTCCCGCTGTCCGAGTACGCCTCGGTGGTGATGGCCGGTACCGTTACCCTGCCGGGGTCGATCGTCCACCAGCTGGTGAAATCGGTGACCGAGCCGGAGGAGGAGCAGCCGGAGTGGATTGCCGAGCAGAACATGCGGGTGCACTACTACCCGCCCATCCTGGTAAACGACGACGGCACTGAACGGTCGATCTGGCCCGCCAAATGGCCGCTGGAGTACCTGAAGGCGATCGAGCATACCCGGTCTTACCTGAAGAATTTCGCCAACAGCCCGATGGGCATGGACGGCGACTACTGGACGAAGGACGACTTCCAATACGCCGAGATCCCGGGGAAGACCCGGGTGGTCCTGTCGATCGACCCCGCCGACAAGACCAAGAATACGTCCGACTGGACCGGCCTGGCCGTGGTCGGATGGGCACCGCCCGCCCGCCGCACCGACCCCAGGTCCACTCCGATCGACGCGAACGACATCCGGGCGTCCGTCACCGGCGGTCTGGGCATGTGCGAGGTAATGTACGCCCGACCGGTTAAGCTGGTCGGCGAGAATCTGCGGCGCGAGGTACTGCGCATCCTGGAGATGTTCCCGGAGATCGGCCTGGTCCTGGTTGAGGTCAACAAAGGCGGGGAGCACTGGCTGGACATCCTGCACCACCTCCCGTGCAAGCTACAGATGATCGACCAGACGGTGGATAAAAAGGTGCGCGCGGCGCAGGCCCTGGCCCACTACCAGCGCAGGCGGGTGGTGCACACCTCGCGCCTTACCGCGTGCGAAGAGCAGATGGTCAGCTTCCCTCGCGGGCCGAACGACGACCTGGTGGACGCCGTGGGGTCGGCTGTCACCCGCCTGCTCCGCCGTCCGACCCAGACCGGTATCCGAGCCCAGAACGTGGGCAACTACGCGTAGACCCCCTGACGGGGGTCTGCGCGCCGGGCGGGGGCGGTGTCAGTCCAGCATTCCGTCGGTGCGCTTGATGAACCGGGCGAATACCGTGCGCTGGTGCTCGTCCATCGACCGGGACACGGACGAGGACGACTGGTCCTGGCGGAACACGGCCAGGATGACCATGCTGCGGACGACCTGTAGGGTGTGCTCGGGGCTGTGGCCCCGGGAGTAGCTGTCCCGGATCCAGGCGGCCAGGGTCTGCGACGCCTGGGCCAGCATCAGGTTCTCGATGTCGAAGCTGCTGAACGCGGCGTTGCCTTCCAGCTTGTCCGACAGCCGCAGCCGGGCCCGGTCCAGCTCGGCGTCGGCCAGGCGAACCACCTGGTCGAGGTCCTTCTTGATGTCTTCGGTGCTGTCTGCCATCTCTTGACCTCCTGTTAAAGGGGCCCGACCGTCGAGTGGCGGTCGGGCCGGTGTGCAGTCTGTCAGTAGTCGGACAGGTCGATCAGAACGCTGTACGCCTTGTCTCCTACCTGGACGGCCTCGTTCAGGTAACGGTCGTTGCAGACCAGTTCGCCCAGCTTCTCGATGTCCAGCGGGATCAACCAGAAGTCGGGGTCGTCGCTCTGCTCGACCAGCTGCGACCAGTCGGCCTCGGTCGCCCGGTCGCCCAGCCCCAGCCACTCGATGACCACGCCGATGACCTCCTCGACGTCGGTCAACAGGTTGCCCTCGCGGTCCTTGATCTCGGCATCCCAGCCGGGGCTGAGCTGCTGCCCGTTGATCGTGATGCTCATTTTGTGACCTCCTGTGGAAGAGGCCCGATGGCCGTGTGGCCACCGGGCGGGGGTGGTGTCAGGACGATACGGTGACCCGGGTGGCGTCAACCTGCCAGCGGGACAGGATGGCGTCCAACTCGGCGTCGGTGCTGGCGTGGCGGGTGGCGACCCAAGCGCCGGACTGTCCGTGGATGTCCACGACGTCGGTCTTGCAATCCGGGCGGCGGGTGACGATCGCGTACCTCATCTTGATCTCCTTCGGTTGGGGGCGGCCACTCCGCCCCCTACCAAAAGTAAACCACCGACTTGACTACGTGTCAATATTTACAGCGCTCGAGACAGCGCATCGGAGATCGCGACCAGGTGGTCGGCCATCTCGGGCGACTGCGGCCGGTGCTGGTTGGCGGCCACCAGCAGCATCCCCAGCGCCAGCGCGGTCTGGTACGGCGTCAGCCGGACGACGTTGGTCGGGTCCGGCTTGCCCGTTTCCGGACGGCCGATCTTGCGGACAGGATCGCTGTTCTCCACCAGCTCCAGCCGGAACCCCAGCAGCCCGGACCAGTCCCGCAGCGTACCCAGCTGCGGTGACACCTGGCCGCTCTCGTAGGAACTCATGGCGGAGTACCCGACGCCCACGGCCTCGGCCACGTCTTTTTGCTTGATGTTTTGCTCGGTTCGCAATTCGCGCAGGCGGACGACGATCGGGTCTGGCTTGTTGTTGCTCATCTCACTACTCGCTTTCGATCGGTTCGACGTAGCCGACACCGGCGGTATCGGCGCAGTTCTCGCACACCAGCAACTCGCGTCCGCAGTCCAGATGCGTTCGAAGGAACAGCTGCGGGCAGGGGCGGTCGCACAGCTGGCAGGTTTCCGACTGCGACAGCCGCCAGGACTCGGCGCACCGCGCGGCCTGCACCAGCCACCGGAATCCGTCGGGGGACAGGGCCTCCACGTTGGGCGAGGACAGCCCGGTGACCCAGTTGGACACGGCTCGCTGACTGACCCCCATCCCGTCGGCCATGAACACCTGGATGGGACCGCCCTGGACGCCGTTCGGCCTGGGGTTTACGTAGGGGAAGGTCTCCTTGAGCCAGTCGTAGACCTGCTGGACACACTCGATCGGGTCTCCCAACAGCCGGTAGTCGCCTGCACGTACCAGCACTCTGGCTTCGTGCGGCTGACTCATCAGCATCCAGCTGTACCGGTGGTCGGCGTACAACAGGGTTCGGCTCACTGCGGTCTCCTTTCTTGTCGTGGGCGGGGGTGGTGTAGCGGCACGGCGTAATCGCACCACCCCTGTTGCTACGGTGTCAAGCTACTGCTCCGGCAGCCGCGTAGCCGTCAACCGTGGCCGAATGGTTCAATTGGTTAGGCTTTGACTATTATCCGACAGGAGACCCAGTGGCGGCGGACGATACTGCGGTGACGCTGGCCGTCAACCCGGACCTGATGGAGGGCCTACAGGTCCTGGCCAACTCGCTGCCGGACTACCACCGGGCCGAGATGTATTACGAGGCCACCAACCCGGAGTTCTTTGCCTCGATCCGGTTGCGCCGTGCGCTGGAGCGCACCGGCATCACCTTCCGGTTCAACCTGGCCAAGACCCCGGTGGACGTGATGGCCGACCGCCTGGAGATCAACTCGGTCCAGGTGGCGGACGACGAGGAGGCCGACCAGATCCTGCAACGTGTCTGGTCCGGCAACATGATGGAGCTGGAGTCCACCAACATCCACCGCCGGGCCGGTGAATTCGGGGACGCCTATCTGTTTGTGTGGCCCAGCACAGTCGACGAGGACGACGATTTGGAGCCGGAGGCCGCCGCCGATCAGGACGAGGGCCATGCCGAGCTGGATTACCAGCCTATCGACATGTTCTACAACAGCGCCAAGACCACCCGGGTGATCTACGACCTGGAGAACCCGCTGCGCAAGAGGTTCGCCATCAAGAAGTGGACGCTCCCGGCGCAACTCGGAATCAAGGCCAAGCCACCGACCCGGGTCAATCTGTACTATGCGGACCGGATCGAGAAGTACATCACCACGCCCAACTCCAAGGGAAACAACCGCCGCGACTGGATCCGGTTCCACGAGGACGGCGACCCGGAATGGCCGACCCCCAACCCGTTCGGCGAGATCCCGGTGTTCCACTTCCGCACCGGCACCCCGTACGGCGACCCCGAGCACCGGGCGGCCTACGGTCCGCAGGACGCGATCAACAAGCTGATCATTACGCACGCCGCCACCATCGACTACTACGGCTTTCCGCAGCGCTATCTGCTGTCGGACAACAGCCGGGGATCGGACGAGCTGGCCGATTTCGACACCAGCGACGACATCAACCGGTTCGAGGACACCGGTCACGACTCCACGCTGCGGGCCGGACCGGGTGAGGTGTGGTGGCTCAATGGGGTGCGCCAGGCCGGACAGTTCGAGCCGCCCAACCCGGAGGTATTCCTCGCCCCGCTGGAGGTCTACATCCGAATGATGGCGCAGGTGACCTCCACACCGCTTCACTACTTCGACCCGCAGACCTACAGCCGCCTGCCCCCGTCCGGCGAGTCGATTCGGGCGGCCGAGGTACCTCTGCTTAAGAAGGTACGCCGCCGACAGATCACCTACGGCCACGGCTGGGATCGGGCGCTCAAGTTCGCTCTGAAGATCGCCACCTGGGAGGACGAGGCGGGAACCGGCCGGATTGTTAACCCGGAGATCCAGGTGCGCTGGACCCCGGGCGCTACGATAGACGACCTGACCGGCTGGCAGATGATGAAGGTTAAGCAGGAACTGGGTGTGCCTCCGCGCCAGACCCTGCTGGAGGCCGGTTACGAAGAGGAGCAGGTCGATGCCTGGCTCCCCTACGAGGGCGACGACCTCAACCAGCGGGTCGACATTCTTACCAAGGTCGCCACCGCCGCCCAGGCCATGGCCACCGCCGCCAACCTCGGCGCACTGGATCCGGCCCAGGTCCAGAACATCATCATGGGGCTGCTCAAGCTACCCGTCGAGACCACCACCCAATACGACCAGGAGATGTCCTGATGTCCGGTTACTCTAAGCCTGCGCCCTCCGATGCCGAGATCCTGCACGGGATCGGCCAGACCGGCAAGGTGCTGCACGCCTCCTACCGCCACCCCGACACCACCTGCACCAGCGAGAAGGGTCCGGACGCTGGTATGTCCGCCAGCCTGGGACGGACCCGCGCGGCCAGTGACTACAAGGGGTCCACCCCGGAGGACGTCAACACGGCCCCCGGCCAGCGCACGACCAAGTCCCTGGGCTACGGCGCCACCCCGCCGCGCGCCCCTTCTCGCTGACGGGAGTACCCCGGTGACCAACAACTGGGCCAAGTGGGATGAGGCGCACGGCCACGGCAGCGGCTCCATGACCTCGGCCGAGCGCATCGCCGCCCAGATCCGGGGGTCGCTGGGCCACGGTGGCGCCGCCGAACACAAGACCACGGAGGTTCGCGGCCGGTCCGGCTCGGTGATCTCCCGGGCCGAGGGGTCGCGCTCCAGCGCCGGTCATGTGCTGAAGAAGGACATGAAGCGTCCGGCCCCGGTCAAGGGCGAGAAGGACGCCGCCGACTCGTTCCGCACTACGATCCGGATGGCCGAGTACAAGCGGCAGAAGGCCGCCGCCACAGCCGGTGACCCGGTCGACAAGCTAACTCCGAAGAACGAGATCCACACCAATCCGCACAGTCCGGCCGGACTGTCGGCCCGGGCCCACGAGGCCACCAAGACCGCCGAGTTCGCGCCGTCGGTCGAGACCCACCACGCCGCCGCCAAGGCTCACCTGTACGCGTCCGCCGCCGCTGCTGCCGCCAAGCAGTTCAAGTCCGCCGCCGACCACCAGCACCAGGCCCACCTACACCTGAAGGAGGCCTCGCTGGAGGTAAAGCATGGTCCGACGCTGACTCCGTCTCAGCTCAAGAAGCTGCGGGACGCCGCTGTCAGCGCCACCACGCACGCCAACTCCGAAAAGACCGAGGCCGCCCATCGGGACGCGGCCGAGGCTCACGCCAAGGCGTCGTACGCCGCCTCGGCCATGGGCAAGCCGGTGATTGCCAAGGATCACCTGAACGCGGCCAAGAAGCACTCGACGACCGCCAACGAGATAGCCAAGAATCCGACCAAGCCGGGCATGTCGTCGAACAAGATCGCCGCCGCGATCAAAAGTGTCCGCAGCCTCCACAAGACCGCCCACCCGGAGCCGGTCACGCACAAGCCGGGCAGCCTGGAGGACCTCGCCAACAAGGCGGAGGAGGCTACCGCCCACGCCCAGAAGCACCCGGACTACAACACCCACAAGGCCGCCGCCGACGCCCACACTCTGGCGTCCAAGCACGCCGACCACTACTCCAAGGCGGGCAGCTATCACACCACCATGGCCGGGTATCACAACTTTGCTGCCACCCACCCCAGTTCGGTGATCCCGGCGGCGGTGGTCCAAGAGCACAAGGATGAGCACGCCTCAAAGTTCCCGGCGGCCGTCCACGGGCTGTTCTCCTCGTTCATGGACACCATCACCCGGCGCCGCTCCCAGAAGATGTACGACTCGGTCCCCAAGGCATCCGAGATCGGGCTTACCCCTACCCAAAAAACTTCAATACTCAAGTACACTGGCAACGGGTACAGTGTTATCAACGGACATCTTCGCGGGACCTACAAGTCGTTGGACACTGGGCTTGATTCAAAAAGCAGGCTGGACGAGCACGTGGCCAAGATAGACGCCGCATTCGACAAACAGCCCAGTCTGGCCGACGACCTGATCACCTACCGTGGAGTGAACCACCCCGAGAAGCTGTTCGGCCAGGTAGGCGAGAAGGTGGGCGGCGAGTTCCAGGACCACGGCTACGTCAGCACCGCCTCGCACGCTTCCGTTACTTCCGGGTTCGGAGGACAGACGGGAGCCCTGATCCGGATCATCCACCCCAAGGGCAGCAAACTGCTAAAGCCGTCCGACGTCGGTGCGTTCGGAGACGCCGAACGCGAGCTGCTGATGCCGCGCGGCAGCCGCTTCCACATCGCCGCCGACCGTATCGTCACCCAGCACAACGGCGTCCAGCGCCGGATGATCGACCTGGTCCGCAAGTAGGATTTGACAAGGAGTCATGGCTCTGGTAACCTGGAAGAGAATGAGAGAGGAGTCACCGTGACCAACAGTGACAACAACGACGAGAACCCGAACACCGAGGACAAGATGTCCTGGAAGCCGGGCGACGTGGTCTGGACCAAGAAGATCTCCACCACCGCCCACAAGCTGGCCGAGCGCATCCGGAAGACCAAGCCGACAGGAGAGCAGAAATGACCAACAACTGGGCCAAGTGGGACGCGGCCAAGGCGTCGGGGCAGGGGTCGTCAGCCAGCAAGATCGCTTCTGCCGTTCGACCCAAGTTCAACCTCCCGAAGAACAACGTCCAGGTCACCAAGAACGAGCACGCGGGCACGTCGTTCACCTTGAAGAAGAACCCGGACATGTCCGGCTTCGGGGTGCACGACGACCAGGGAAAGACCAAGCTGGGCCACGTGTTCCGCGAGCTGAACAGCACCAAGTACACGGCGTCTCTCGGCCCCAACTCCTCAAGCGGCCCTCGGGTAAAGGGATTCCGAAATGCCCACGAAGCCATCGCCCACGTGATCGCCCACCACGCTGGCGACGCCTGACCCCGGGCGGGGGTGGTGTAGGTGGACGAGGTCGGCAACACCGTAGCCGAGCAGCGGGCGGTTACCGCAGTCACCGCCGAGAACGCTCGGGCGGTAGGTGCCTTGCTGGAGCTGGAGCGGCAGGCCGTGCAGCTGGTGGCCGGTCCGATGCGCAAACTGCTGGCCAACATCTTCCGGATGATGGCCAGCAAGTACGTACTCATGTTCGGCAGCCTGGATGCACCGGCTACCGCCGACCTGGCACCGGCACTCACCGACATGCTGATGCGCGAGCTGGAACACCTGCGCTCGTACGACCCCACCGAGGTGCTGCTGAACGAGATGCACGCCGCCACCCGCCTGGGCATCCTGCACGCCAACCGGTACCTGATTGATCCGGTCCCCGAGACCACCGCGATTCCGATGGGCCCCGCCGTCACCCGGGCGCTGGATCAGCTGGGCGGGGGCGTGGACCGTGCGGTCACCGCCGCCCAGGAGTTCGCCGAGAGCCACCCTATCGGCGAGTGGAAAGATGTCGTCCAGCAGATGGGCAAGGCCAGCCAGGCCGCGACCGGTCTGGACCGCGCCACCGCCTGGTCGCTATCGGCCGCCAAGAGTGCGGCGATCCGCGAGATCGCCGCCGCCCGGGGTGCCCAGTTGCTGTGGGTGGCCGAGCCCGACGCCTGTGTGATCTGCCTGGCGCTGTCCGGCCACCTGATCGACCCGGCCTCCGGTGACGGATTCGACGAGTTCGCCACCTTCGGAAAGCCGTCCGACGTACCCGGCGTGTGGCCGCCCGACCAGCCGCTCATGGGACCGCCCCGCCACGTCAACTGCCGTTGCGTTCCCGAGCTGTGGGTCGGCCCGGCGCTGGAGCCGGGCGGCCTGGCGGACACCAGCCTGTACAGTCGGCCCGATGTAGGTGCCACCGTAGACCTGCCCGCCGCCCTGCGCCGCGAGGCCAAGCGCTCCATCGTGTACGGCTGGTCGGTGCCGTCCGAGTCCAGTACCGTCCGGCTGGACGCCGCCGCCCGGCTGCTGGCAAAGGGCGCCGGTCTGCCGAAGTCGGTCGAAGCCCGTGGCCGAAAGTTCGTGGCCGCCGGTAAGTTCGACAACCGCGTACACCCCTCCCACCGCCGGACTGCGCATCGGTCAACCTGATGTTAAAATGGCGATAGCCTGCGGATGCAGGCAGTCGCCGCCCCGGCTGGGAGACCCTACATATGAAGACCACCCGCCTGCTGCCCGCCCCGGGAGTCCCCATCGGCTACCTGCCCTCGGGCAAGCCGGTGTACCCCATGATCGGCGGGTCGGAGGACGCATTCGACGTCGAACCCGACGGCGATGACCCGGACGACTCCGAGGAGGAGCCGGACGACTCCGCCGACTCCTCCGACGGCACCAAGGAGAAGGACAAGTACGAACCGCCGTCCCGCGCCGAGTGGCTGAAGGTCCAGTCTTCCCTGGCCAAGGCCAACGCGTCGGCCAAGCAGCGCCGTGAGGCCCTGGCCGAGGCCGCCCGGGAGCTGCAACAGCTCCGGGACGAGAAGGCCGCTCAAGAGGCCGAGACCGAGCGCAAGGCCCTTCTGGATGAGGTGGCCGGTAAGAAGCCCAAGAAGTCCTCGTCGGGCGGTAGTGGTGCAGCCCCGACGCCCGTACTGCCGGACGGCGTGATGACCAAGTCCCAGGTTCGGCAGCTCACCGCCCAGGCGGCTCGCGAGGCCGAGGAGCGTGCCGCCGACAAGTTCCGGGGCATCGCCGTCAACCAGGCGGCCCGCGCCGCGCTGGCCAGCTCCGGAGTCCAGACCAACAACGTCGGTCGTCTGGTGAAGCTTCTGGACCTGGAGGACATCCAGATCGACGACAACGGCGAGATCACGGACGGTCTGGACGAGCAGATCGAGTCCCTGAAGTCGGAACTACCGCAGCTGTTCCGACCGGCCGAGCCCGTGAAGCCGAAGCCCCGGCGCGCGCCCGCCCCTCGTGTCCAGTCGTCCGGGCGGGAACAGGTGGAGGACGAACCTGGCAGCTCTGCCGACCGGATGGCCCGCCAGATCCTGGGCTCCCGCTGACGGCCGCAGCGAAGCTGCGCGCCGCCCGCATACACCACCCCCGCCCGCGTGTGAGACGGGCGGGGGTGGTGTCGTGTGGCTTTAAGATTTCCAACGTGGTAACATGGTTATAGCCTGCGGATGCGGGTGGGTTGACCAGGATCGGTCGAGATGGTCCACAACTCACCCCAATCCAGGAGGCACGCGGATGTTCCGCATCACCCAGCTGGCGGGGCCGTCCGTTGCGCCGAATACGGTCATCGGATATCTGGCCTCCGGCAAGCCCGTCTACGCGATCGCGGGCGGCGCCCGCGACACCATGGAAGCGTGGATTCCTGAGGAGTTCGACTCCCAGGTCATCATGCGGGTCAACCAGATCTCCGGCGTGGAGGCCCTCGGCTCTCCGGTCCCGATGAACTCTGAGACTCGGTCGGTCCCGCGTTCCGCCGGTGTCGGTGTCAGCCTGGTGTCCAAGGGCGGCTCGTACAACGAGGACCAGTCGGTCAACGACGCGGTCATCCTGTCGGCCCAGAAGTTCGGCCAGGCCGTCCGCATCGCGGAAGAGGACATCGACGACGCGATCGCCGACGTCATCGCCACCAAGCAGAAGGACTGGGCCACCAGCTACGGCAAGATGTTCGACAACGCGTGCCTGGCCGTCTCGGCCGCACCGGGCGTCGGCGTCCCGTTCAGCTCGGTCTACTACGCGCTGACCCAGACCAACAACGCCACCGGCTACACCGCCAACGCCAACCTGACCCAGACCGGAAGCGCTGGCACCACCTACGCGTCGCTGTCCCAGTCGCTGGGCAACGTCGAGCGCGGCAACTACTTCGACATCTCCGAGATGGTCTGCATCGCCCACCCGGCGTACCGCAACCTCCTGCGGAACATCAAGGACAACAACGGTCGACCGATCTTCCAGGAGTCGACCGCCGGGTTCCCGGGCGGCGGCATGGCGGCATCCCCCGACACGATCTTCGGCATCGCGATCCACTGGTCCCTGGGCAACATGGGGTCGACCACCGCGACGCCGACTCCCACCGGCAACCCACTGCTGACCTGGGTGAACCGCAACTACATGATCGTCGGCCGACGCTCCGGACCGGAGTCGGTGTTCATCGACGGCCGGAACGGCCTGGCCGCACTCACCGACGAGTCGATCCTGAAGATGCGCGCCCGGCGCGCGTTCGCGGTCGGCCACGAGAACGCGTTCGCGGTCCACGAGGACAACTCGGGTAACATCAACCTCTGACCTGGGACGCCTTAGACGGCGGGCGGCATTTCAGGCGGGAACGCCGCCCGCTTCCCAGCAGGACCGTCCGGACGGAGAGTACCCGATGCCCGACCACACCCACGGCCAGTTCCCGTCTCTGGACGGAGACTCCGACGCCGAAGTCGCCCAGCGCACCGAGGCCGACACCGACGGCGACTGGTTCCGCAAGGTATTCACCGTCCACGACCGGGCGTGGACCCGAGAGCTGGCCGCCGACCACTGGGCGCACGAGCCCAACCTGGGTGCCACTTTGCAGGCCGCCATCCAGCAGGGCCTGCATCCGAAGGGTGTGCCCGAACTGGCGTCCGAGACCTCCCACTCGTACGACCCGCACACGGTCGAACTGACCTACCGGGTCAAGGTCGTACCGGCTGTGAGCGACGACGACCCAGAATCCACCGTCACCCCGACAGTTCTTCAATCGTGGCTGGCGGGCGGGGGTGGTGCACCGTCCGAGGGCGATGCCGTACCGCCCAAGGGCGCCAAGGAGTAGAGATGGCCGCCACCGGATACGGTCAAAGCGGCGACCTGTCCCGGGTGGCCAAGGCTGGCGACACCATGTCCGGCGCACTGGTGCTGTCCGCCGACCCGGTGGTCCCTCTGGGGGCTGCCACCAAGGAGTACGTAGACGCGGGCGGGTCAGCCGGTGCCCAGCCGTCCAACACCGTCGTGGCCGAGACCGCGTACGGGCAGTCCACCGCCGTCGGCGCCTCCCTGCTGTACTCTCGCGGAGACCACAGCCACGGCAGTCCGGCACTGACCACCAACGCCCCGGCAGTGACTCTGGGTGTTGGACAGGCTGCCGCCCTGGGTTCCGCATCGACGCCGTCTCGCGCCGACCACGTCCACCCGACGGCTGCGGCAGGCGCCCCCACCGCCTCCGCAGTCGGGGACACGGCAGTCACCGGCGTCGCCACCACCCCGGCCGCGTCCGACCACGTCCACGCTCGAGAGAGTTTCGCGGCTCCGGCGTCGGCTGTCACCTACGGGCTGTCCCCGGTTACCGGGTCGGCTACCACTCTGGCGCACTCGGACCACACCCACGGCACGCCGCCGTTGACCACCGCTCCGCCCTCGGTGCTGCTGTCGATCGGAACCGCTGCCGCCCTGGGGAGTGCCACGCTGCCCGCGCTGGCGGACCACGTGCACCCGGTGGCAGCTGCTGGCGTCGCTGGGGTATCCGCCGTCACGGACACCGCTTCCTCGGGCTCGGCCACCACCTTTGCGGCCTCGGATCACCGGCACGGCCGTGAGGGCTTCGGAAGCGTCGTCGCGTCCTCCGCCTTCGGCCAGTCTTCGTTCTCCGGGTCGGCTGCCACCGTGGCCCACTCCGACCACACCCACGGCACCCCTTCACTGTCGGTGGCCACCACCGTGGTTGCGGGCACCGCCTACGGCGCCTCCAGCGCGGTCGGGTCGCTTCTGTCCTACGCTCGCGAGGACCACGCCCACGGCACCCCGTCGCTTACCGCCAGCGCGGCCACCAACTCCGCCGTAGGAGACGCCGCCGCAGTCGGCACGGCCACCGCCCCTGCCCGCGCCGACCATCTGCACGGACGCGAGGCGTTTGCCGCCCCCACCGCCACCCTGTCCTACGGACTGTCGGCGGTTACCGGTGTCGCGACTACGCTGTCCCATTCGGACCACACCCACGGTACCCCCAGCCTGTCCTCGTCGGCCGCCACCGTGTCGGCGGTCGGAGATGCGGCTGCGACTGGATCCGGCACCACCCCCGCCAGGTCCGATCACGTACACGGCCGCGAGGCATTCGGCGGTGCTCCGGCCACCTCGCTGGTGATCGGCACCGCCGCCGCAGCGGGATCCGCCTCGACCCCGTCTCGTTCGGACCACGTCCACCCGATGGGCGGGTCGGCTACACCCACCACCTCCGCCGTGGCCGACGCCGCCACCGCCGGAGTCGCCACCACGTTCGCCCGATCGGACCACCTGCATGGCCGCGAGGCATTCGGCAACGCCGTGGCCCTGTCCGCCTTCAACACCGCAGCGGTCAACGGAACGGCACTGACCGTCTCCCACTCGGACCACGTGCACGGCGCCCCGCCGTCGTACGTGTACGACCTGCCGTCCCAGCACGGCTGGCTAGACTGGAACTACCCCAGCAAGCAGGCCACCAACGGAAAGATCTTGGCCACCTCCGGCGGCCTGTACTTTCTGGTGCTGCGACCGGCCAAAAACACCACCTGGTCCAATCTGGTGCTGGGCCAGACCACCGGATCTACCTCGGCCAGCAACTCGTTCGTCGGGCTGTACAGCCAGGACGGCGTTAACGCCACCCTGATGTCCTCGTCCTCCGACCAGTCCTCCACCTGGAACAGCGGCGGCGGTCTGCGCTCCATCCCGTTGCAGGTGGCCCAGGCGGTGACGGCCGGACAGTCGTACCTGATGGCCATCATGGCCTCCTGGGCCACCACCGCGCCCACCTTCATCGGAACCAACGCCTCCAACTCGGTAGTATTCAACGGCGGCCTTACCTCGGCCAGCCCGTTCGAGTTCGGACTGTTCTCGTCCGGACTGTCCGCCCTGCCCGGCAGTTTCTCGTTGGCATCAACCACCGGAAGCAATACTTCCTTGGCCATATTTGCGGCAGCCTCATGACCATCTCCGTGAACCAGGGGTCCACCGCCAGCCTGACCGTCAACTGGAACGCCTACCCGGGCGGGCCCCCGGCCGATGTCAACGGTCTGACCATCACCGTAAACAAGGTGTCCGACGCCAGCAACGTCTTCGGACCGACGTCGGCGGGGGTGGTGCACCAGTCTACCGGTCTGTATACCTTCCAGTGGGCGGTGGGGGTGGCGCAGGCGGTCGGCGACTACGTGGCGGTGTGGAACGCCACCTACGCCGGTAGCGCGGTGCAGACCAGCGAGATCGTCACTGTTCTGGCCTACAACAACGCTAACTTCCTCACCTGGTGTGACATCACCTTGAATGAGGACCTGATCGGCGGGCGCGGAAGCGTCGCCGCAGTAAATCCGGTGACCTGGGTGTACAACGTCACCAACATGACGCTGACGCCGCAGCAGATTCAGAACGCTCAGCAGGTCCTGAATATGTACAGCAATTACACGCCGGAGTCCAGCGGGTTCAACATGCAGCCGTTCGACCTGATGTGGCTGCGCTACGGGCTGGCCTACCAGTCGGCCTGGCAGACCCAGCAACCTGGCCTGCTGTTCCGCAACGAGGTGGACTCGATCTCGCAGGACGGTCTGTCCACCCACTGGACCGACCCTCGTAACGTGATGCTGGGCCCGCTGGCGCTGCGGTCGCTCAAACAGCTGTCCTGGCAGAAGTCCCGTTCTCTGCGGGTCCGCACTCCGTTCATCGACGACCAGACCCCAATGTCGTCCGACCCGGACGCCGAGGCGAACGACCTGTACGAGCGCTGGGTGGACATGTACAACTTCGGCTACCGTGGAAGCTCGGTACCGTAGTGGGAAAATCCGCCGACACCATCGCCACCCGCGAGCAGGTCTACCGCCAGCTGTCCCGGAGATTCCCGGCCGCCGCCGTCGACTGGGTCCGATCTGTCCCCTGGTCCGGCCCGGTCAAGCTGTCCACCGACGACATCAACTCGGAGGGGTCGGACAGCTGGCAGGCCAGCCACGACCCCAAGGGGGTTGCCGACCACATCCAGAAGCTGCGCGACGGCACCAGCCGTCCGGTGGTCCTGGTCCAAGTCCCCAGCGGGCGGCTGGATCTGGTGGACGGGCACCACCGCTTTCTGGCGGCCAAGTCCGAGGGCAAGCCGCTCCAGGCGTTCATTGGTGTCGTCCCCCGCGACACCGGCCCGTGGTCCGAGACCCACTTGTCCCAGAAGGGAGGCGACAGCGGCTGATGCAGGCCATCCCCACCACCACAGTCAGCATCCTGCGCGCCACTACCACCACCGCAGCCGGGGACGTGGTGGACGACCTGTCCGCGCCTCCGGTGTACACCGGGATTCCAGCCTCGGTGATGGAGCGCAACCGGGTCGGAATCGACTCCAACACCCAGGACCCCCGGGTACTGCGGTACACCGTCTGCCGCCTGCCCGCAGGAACCGACATCCGCGACACCGACATCGTCCTGGACGAGGTCTCCGGCAAGCGCTACGCGGTGTCCGGCGTGTCGGTGTTGAACAGCCCCGTGCACACCCCCGACCTGCGTGTGGACCTCCAGTACGTCAACTGACAGTCACCTCTAAAACGGTGTACAATGGACCCAACGCAACGTTTCCTCGGAACGGAGTCCGACATGGCCAGCATTCCCGACCTGGGAACCCGCGACCCCCTCAACGCCGACCGTCCGGCGGGCAGTGCCTCCAACGGCGTCGCCCCGGGACAGGCTGGTCACCTGCTTCGCGGCCAGGGCATGATCGGCGGTGCCCAGGAGGCCAGCGACCAGCCCACCAAGGTCGCCCACCCCCACGGCCCGTACCTCAACCCGGACGGTACCCGCTACCGCATCGCCAACAAGTAGGACCTGCACCACCCCCGCCCGCCCGACACATCCGACAACCTGACAGATTGGAGCCGCGATGCCTACGGCTGGCGGTATCAACGACTACCAGGAGTTCAAGGACTCCAACGCGAACGTCCTGGCCTACTTCAGCTCGGCCGGTGAGTTCGTCACCCAGTTCGGCGCCGTGCAGGGTCCCGTCACGCCGGTGACCACCACGTCCACCATCCCGTCCTCGGCCTCCTCGGTCTCGATCGGCGCCATCTCCGGCGCTATCACCCTGACCCTTCCGGCGGCCAGCTCGGTGACCGCCGGTCGCGACCTGGTGATCAATGACGGCAACGGCTCCATCTCCAGCTCCGCCACCGTCGCCCTGAAGACCCCGCTGGGCGGTGGAAAGATCGGCGCCGTCGCGGCCAACACCGCCTCGACCTCGGCCGCCCCGTACGCGTTCATCAACGCTGCGTGGGGCTCCGTTCGGCTGATGTCGGACGGCACCAACTGGAACCCGTTCTAAGCCGTCGGGACCCGGGTAGTACGACAACCGAACAGACACCGCTACACCACCCCGTCCCAAACCGGGGTAG